GTCAGTACCAGTGGCACATCGTGTATCTCACGTACACCATGATAGATCCAAGAGCGCAAGAAGTTGGCGCTTTTTGGGCACAAAGAAACATAACTACAGAATTTTTAGGATTTGTTGATGACTTTCGAGATCAACAAACACAGAAGTTTAATTTTTGGGATCCCGAGGATGCCAAAAGAAATATACACCGTGTAATCAATACTGTTGATCCTGATTTCATACTAACTCATAATCATGATGGTGATTACGGGCACATTCATCACAAGCTGGTACACGATGTAGTATTTAAAGTTAACAAGCCACAAATTTATTTTGCCAGCACATTTAATGCAACAGATCAGTTTCAAGCTAGTGATTACAACTTGGATGATCTACCATTGCACAAGAGTGTAATAACGGATTTTCAAGACCGCCTTACTGGCAGATATATAATAACAGAACAAGCTAGAAGTTTTGTATGATGCAAATAAATTATTTTAACAAACCTGTTCCCCACCTGGTCATTGACAATTTTTTAGGACACAACACAAACAAACATCTATTAGACATGATATCAACAGTTGAACATCGTATGATTGATGCAGAAATTATCGATCACGGTGTACGCAGAACGGATTCAGGATTCAGAAAAAATTTAAATCTATGGTTAGATACATTTGACAATGACACCTTGGGAATAATGTCTATTTTTACAGAAAAGTTTTTTCATCCAACCATTGAGCAAGCAGTGGCTGATATTCCAGAGTTATCGCACGTGAGTGGAGCCCAATCAAGAAATCACAACATGGTTCTTAGTAGATATCATGCCACGGATTTTTACAAATGGCACACTGACGGCGGCGGCCATGCAACATGGAATTATTTTTGTTATCAAACACCCAAACAATTTGTTGGTGGCGACTTTGAATTAAGCAACGGGTTATATCAACAAGAACGATCAGAAACAACTACTATAGAATGTGTAAACGATAGACTGGTTATCTTTCCGGCCAAGTATCAACATTGTGTTACACCAGTTGATGCTGATCCAAGTCTAGATGGGCTAGAATGTAGACACAGTATACAAGTGTTTTTTTCATGACAAGTCAATTGAAACCAGGCGCAGCTTACATATACGAACGAGATGGCTCTCGAGTCTACGCCAGAGAAGTAGGCAGCACTGTACGTCACTTGATTGGAGAAGATTATTCAGATGATTTTCGAAGACGTAGTTCAGAAATAGCCGAAGAATGGATTCCTGTAGTACTTGCAGCTGAACAAAATCCCGCTTTACAAGATGCACTGGATCGTGCTAAAATAATATATGAGCTTACCAAACAAGACGACGATACTATCCAACATCATCCAGTATGACTGATAAACTAAACATTGCTAACGAAATGCGAGCATTTGATTCAAAAGATCGACGATTTTACCAAGACCTTACAGATGAAGAACGCAAAAAATTTAGCACCTACCTTATGGTACGTTGGGGATCAAGTGTGCAAGGCAGCACAGAATTGCAACAATATTATTTGTTGAGTTGTAATGAAAATTTAAACAAACACTTTTTTGATTTGGCCCGATATCCAGAATTGCAATGGCTAGCTGCTACCACAGTCAGTCCAGGTATGGGATCATTTAGGCACGATTGGATCAAACAAAAAAAGCGAGACAGCGGCAATAACAAAGTTATTAAATTTTTGAAACAGATTTATCCAGATTACAAAGATGATGAACTTGAATTGTTGATCAAGATAAACACTACTGCTGATATTAAACAATTGGCTAGAGAACATGGTTGGGATGACAAGCGAATCAAGTCAGAACTATAAGTGTCGATACTGCGACAAGGAATTCAGAAAAGAAAGCACTCTGACAGCACATCTGTGCGAGCAAAAAAGACGGTGGCAGCAGGAATCTGAAACAGGTGTACAATTTGGACTTAGGGCATATCTTCAATTCTATGAAACCACACAAGGTAGCGCACGACTCAAGAGCTATGCAGACTTTGTGTCTAGTCCGTATTATACCGCTTTTGTCAAGTTTGGCAGATATCTAGTTGCTGTTCGTTGTGTCAATGCCAACAGTTTTACTGCATGGTTATTGAAGAATAACAAAAAATTAGACTTTTGGTGTAAAGATAGTTTCTACGAGGAATGGTTAAATGAATATCTTAAAAAGGAAGCAGTCCAAGACGCACTTGAGCGCGGACTCCGGACCATGGAAGAATACGCCGGGGGAGATAGCGGTCTTGCTAGCTTTAGCCATTACTTTAAGTACGGCAATCATAATAGGATTTGCCATCATATTACCACTGGTCGTATTAGTCCTTGGATTGTGTATAATTGCGATAGTGGCATTGATTTTCTCGACGGTCTTGACCAGGTTCTTCTGGCCATTGTTCTTCCTTGGATTGATCCTGATTATTGGAGTCGTCGTTTTCAGGACTACGTAGCAGACGCAGAGTGGTGCAAACATGTATTAAAGGAGGCCGGACTATGAAATTTAAATCAGACATCGACATTGATGTAGCAAACAGAGACCAAGCACTTGCTACAGTAAAACACGTGGATGCTTCGATTGTGCGAGACGGCAAAATATCAAAGCACAACACAGGTACATACTTTACAGAAATTCCCGTTGACCCTTTTACTGGGCGAGCAAGCTTGGATTACGAAGCTGCAGAGGACCGAGGATATATCAAAGTTGACGTTCTTAATGTTGGGTTATATTCACAGATTAAAAACGAAGAACATTTGCTGCATTTGATGAATCAGGAACCGTTATGGGATTTATTACAAGCACCTGATTTTTGTAGTCAATTGATACATATAGGTTCGCATTATGACACACTGATTCGAATGCCTGAGCCAGTAGATTCAATTCCAAGATTGGCTATGTTTTTGGCAGTTATACGTCCTGCTAAACGTCATTTAATTGGTCGGACCTGGCGGGAAGTTGCTGAGAATGTTTGGGAAAAACCCACTGATGACAGCTATTATTTCAAGAAAGCTCATGCTGTGGGATATGCACATCTAGTTGCTGTCAACATGAACTTGATTTGCGAACAAGTCAGCTACGGGTACAGTTAACCTACTTTACGAACAAGAGTAATACTTCTACGTTTGCTGCGTTTGGCAGCAATTTCTTTAAGGCTCACTTGCGGGCCAAATTTAATTTCCACATCTTTCGAATTCATTGTTTTGACTACGGTTCTGAATGGTGTCCATTCGGTCTTTAAAAACACATTAATGGGAATCAATCGATTACTTTCCCACCACCACATTTCTGCAAGTTCCAAAAACTGCTGCTTTTGCTCTAGAGTTCTCAGAGCGCCGTAATCGTAAATCGTAGTAATCACTTCATCTAGGTTTTGTATGACGCCTATGTATTCGTTGCCACCGTAGATCAGGTAGGTTAAGAACGGGTATTTTTTTAGTAATTCTGTGTAATCAGGTTCAACCATTTTTTCAATAAATACAAGTTATGCAGATCCAAGCTTATTTATATTCCAATATCGTCCGGGTCCAAATTTGGGATCCTGCAATATTTTCACCAAGGAACAGAGTCGTGTACAGTCGCCCAATCACCGTCTATCAAGGAATTGACAATCCTTTACAAATTGTCATAAAAAATCAGGATCAAAAATCAGTTAATATGACAGGATACACTGTACAATTAGCTATAGAAGATCCTGTAAATGAAACAACTGCTTACAGTCTTGCAGTTAGTTTTACAGATATAACAAAAGGACTAGGCACAGTAATCATTGACACAGCTACAGTAAACAGCTTGGATCAAAGAATCTACAAGTTGACCCTAAAAAAAGTATTAGTTTCAGACAGCAGCGAAAGCCCGTTATATATAGATGACAACTTTAGCGTTCCGTTGGATTTAGAAGTTAAACCTGCATATTACTCAACAACTGAGCCTGCCCCTGCATTGAATGAAGTTGTAATTGATAGCGGATTATTACCATGACAGTAGCTAATGTAAACGTAACTAAAGTATTATTGAAGCGTGGTAATACTGTACAAAACAATAATTATACCGGAGTAAGCGGTGAATTAACTATAGACACACAATTAAAAACATTACGAGTACACGATGGCGTAACTGCTGGTGGTAATGCTATAACTGCGTCGGGCGCAATTGGTTCATACAGCAATACAAATACTGCTGCATACCTGGCCTCACAGAGTATAACCAGTGCCAATATTGGGGCATTCCAAACTTTTGCCAATGCAAATGCTGCTGCACAAGCAACCAGTATCAATACTGTTAATGCCAACATTGGTGCATATCAGACATACGCCAATTCAAATGCAGCCACACAAGCAACCAGTATTGACTCTATCAATGCAAATGTTGGTGCATATCAGACTCTTGCTAACGCTAATGCTGCCACTCAAACCACAGAGATAAATTCATTGCGAGCAAACATTACTGCGGCTAATGCTGCAATAACAAGTTTAACAAGCAATGCAGCTATACAAGCAACCTTATTAGACACATTGACAGGTAATGCTGCAACACAAAGTACGGTCTTGGATACTTTAACTTCTAATGCTGCTACACAGGCTACTACACTAACTTCTTTGTTGTCTAATGCTGTAAGTCAAGAAGCTAGCCTAACAAGTTTAGTTGGCAATGCCGCCGCACAATCCACCTTGATAAATTCAAAAGCAAATTTAAGCGGAGCAGTATTTACTGGAAACGTCAGTGCCAATTACATACTAGCAAATAATAAAATTGAAACAGAAACTTTTATTAGAGTTGGGCCAGCATACGATGAAGGCGTAACTTATGCCAATCCTGGAGCTTTATTTTTTGGCAATAGTGCAAATGATTTTAACAAATACTATCAAATTCTTTTACAAAATGTAGATCCTGAAGGTTCTGGAGACGTTGTTGTTACAGCTGATGATGGAAATGATGGTACCAATTACATTAGTCTAGGTATCAATAACAGCTTGTATTATGACGCCCAGTGGCCTACCAGTATGCCACATGATGGTTATGTTTATGTTGAAGGCGGAAATTTATACGTAGCGTCAGGAAATTTAGATGTCTATGTTTCTGCAGCAAACACTTCAGTTACAAGATTTTCAGCAAATAACAATACATATTTTCAGTCTAATTTAATTCCTACATCTAATGTCACTTACAGTCTAGGCAGTGCCACTCACCAATGGCGAGATCTTTGGGTAAGCAACAACACCATCTACATTGGTGGAACCCCTATCCGTGTGGACGGCGGCACGCTATTGGTCAACGGCGCCCCTGTTGGTGGTACATACGGCAACACACAAGTGGCCGCATATCTGCCCATATACACTGGCAACATCGCAGGTAATATTGTCAAGAATGGCAATGTCTGGACTTTTGGCACAAATGGTACCACAACATTCCCAACTAACATATCCATTAATTACAGCGCAGGCAATGTTCAGTTTCCTAGAATTATTGCGGATACTGGAAAGGCATTTAGCGTTCAGGCTCAAGGTAATATTGGTTCTGCGGCATTGTCGTGGACTGTGAATCCCGATGCAGCAGGTCAGTATGCAGCCGTTGCTGTCACTAAAGGTGGTGGAGACAATCTTGCCAAGGTGGTATTAACTGCACAAGCTGATTCAGGTGATGCGGCGACTGCAAAGACTTGGCAATTTAATCAAACTGGTACTACACAATTCCCAGGATCGACAATCTTGGCACCAGTTAGTCAAAGTATCACTATGCAGAGTGATCAATATTCACAGTTGATGTGGGAAAACGCTAAT